ATGAATGGTATACATCAGGTCCAAGACAACGTTTACAACCTGGCGGTAAAATTGTACTCGTCATGACGAGATGGAATCAAAAAGATTTAACAGGAAAATTAATTGCCAATCAAAAAGAAGCGAAAGCGGATCAATGGCACGTGGTCGAATTTCCAGCAATCTTGGACCACGGATCACGGAACCCGGTTCCTGTATGGCCAGAGTATTGGAAGTTAGAAGAACTTGAAAAGGTACAAGCAACACTACCCACAGGTAAATGGAATGCACAGTGGATGCAAAATCCAACAGCGGAAGAAGGAGCAATATTAAAACGAGAGTGGTGGCGTATTTGGAAACATGATTGGATTCCTAAATTGCATCATGTCATACAATCTTATGATACTGCGTTTCTTAAAAAAGAAACTGCTGATTATAGTGCGATTACTACATGGGGTGTATTTTATCCAGATCAGGATAGTGGCGCTAATTTAATACTACTAGATGCAGTAAAAGGTCGATATGAGTTTCCAGAATTAAGGCGATTAGCCTTAGAGCAATATAAGTATTGGCAACCTGAATCAGTCATTGTAGAGGCAAAAGCTTCTGGATTACCACTAACTTATGAGTTAAGACAAATGGATATACCAGTAGTAAACTTTACCCCATCTAAAGGAAACGATAAGCATGCTCGTGTAAATGCAGTTGCACCTTTATTTGAATCTGGTATGATATGGTGTCCTGAACAAAAATTCGCGGACGACGTCATGGAAGAGTGCGCAGCTTTTCCTTACGGCGATCATGATGATTTAGTTGACTCTACGACTCAAGCAATCATGCGATTTAGACAGGGAGGACTTATTGGTCACCCCGAAGACTATGTGGATGAACCACAAGAAAAACGTAAACGGAGTTATTATTAGATGGGACCAAAAGCCTTAACATTCATACATTCAGTGGCAAGGAAATCCTTGACCAAGGGCCAAGGATCAGGGATCACGAAAATTCCTTCTGCAATGCAAGCAGAAGCTAAAGCGTCCGAGATATTTACAAATTTAGTAGAAGCAGGTTTAAAACCAGAGATGATGGATGACTTCATTAGAAGTGAAGCAGACGTTGCAAAGTATTTAAATATTTTAGAAAGTCTTAAACAGGAGCAAATAAAAGCAAGAGCTAGAATAAGAGACAGAGCTGCTGAAAAAGCTATTAAAGAAGGAATAGCTATCCCTGCAGATTCACCAAGAGGAAAAGAAATTACAGAACAGTTATTTGGTAAGAGAGGTACAGTTGTTGACATGAAAGGCAATGTCATTCCTGAAGGATCAGGGATCATGGGCGGTGAATCGATTGAGTCGTTAATGAAATCAGGAGATGTTACTAAAGGAACGGTTACTAAGAAAAGTAAAAAAGTAACTGACCGAGATATGTTTAGAGCTGCGAATCAAAGATTAGGTAAACCTAAAACAGATGTAAACACCATCATAAAAAATATTAATAGTATGGAACCAATCGATGCTATGAAAGAAGCAAATAAAGTTATTAAACGAGAAGGTCCTTATAAAAATTTAAATCAACAACAAGCTAAGAAAATATTAGAAGATACAGAAGATCATATCTTTCAAAGAAATGTAACACCAAAAGAAACAGATGTCCCTATGGAAGAGACAGCTGATGAAGTGACTAAAGCTTATATTGATGCAGTTCGAAAAGGTAAGTTCAAAGGAACAGAAGATCAGTTTAGAGATATGATTGATAAAATGATGGATGAAGATTTTGCATCAGGCGGTCGTGTTGGATTAAGATATGGTGGAGATACCATGGGCGGTAAGAATGATAAATCTAAATCTAGTCCTGGTCCAGATCGATCTCATGTTTCTGATAGACAAGAACGTAGTCATCAAAGAGCTGTAGCTGAAGCACAGATGGTTAATAAAATTAATGAAGCACAGGCAAAAGAAAGTCCAATTAAAACTTTTTTTGATCATGCAAATTTTACTAAAGGATTAAAAAGAGTTGGATCTATTCCAAACTATCATCAATTAGGTGGATATGATTTTATGTCTAGATTTTCAAAGGTACCTCCAATGATTGCAAAAGGTTTAGGTTATGGATATCAAGGATTAACTGAATTTGGTAAATCTTTAACTAACCCAAATTATTCTTTAGGAGAAGCTTACGACAGAGCAAAAGAAGAAGGGAGATTAAATGCATTAGGAGTTGACGCCTATGGAGATCCAACAAATCCAATTACACAACAATATGCTAATTTACCAATGGAACTACAACCTAATTTTGAGTCAGGCGGCCGTGTTGGATTAAGATATGGCGGAGACACGATGGGTGGCATAAATGATAAATCCGTATCTAGTCCTGGTCCAGATCGATCCAAAGTTTCTGCACAACAAGAACGTAGTCATCAAGAAGCAATCAGTAGAGCAAGAGATAGTCAACAGTATGATTACACTGTACCAAAACAAATTGTAAAAGACATTGCAATCAATACAGGAAAAAATCTTGCAGGACAAAAAATTGCATCTGCCTTAGGAATAGGAACTGGCCCTATTGGAATAATGTTAGCACTAAAAGGATTATATGATCAAACTAGAAATCCAGTTTATAGTGAAGAAGATTTAACTTATGGAGTTCCTTATCAAACAGGCGGTCGTGTTGGATTAGCAGGGGGTATGACTCGTAGAGCATTTTTAAAATTAATGGGTGGAGCTGCTGCAACAATTGGTGCTGCTAAAAGTGGAATAATAAGTGCTGGTAAAAAGGGAGCTACTAAAAAAGTTGTTAAAGAAGTTATTAAAACTCCTCCTGTAAATGGTAAACCAGAATGGTTTGATGCATTAGTGAATAAAGTTATTTTAGAAGGAGATGATGTTACTAAAAAACTTGCAACTAAAGATAGAGAAATTGTTCATACTAAAAAAATAAATGATCAAGAATCGGTTACCGTAACTCAAGATTTAGATGATGGAGCTATAAGAGTAGAATATGATTCACCAGATAACATGGGTCAAGAACCAGTAATGATGCAATTTAAACCGGGAATGGCTGATGAAACAACTGGTGGAAAAAAACCAGCAGACAGATTTGATGTTGTAGAAACAGAACCACAATATGTTGGTGCACCTGAAGATGCGGATATAGAATTTATAGGTGAAAGTGGAGGACCTGGTATTGATTTTATTGCATCTGATGTAACTAACTTAAAAACATTTGCAACAGGTAAAGGTCCTACCATGAAAGAAATTGTAAAATCTAAAAAAAGAAAAGATCTTGTTAGAAAAGTTAATGACGATAACTACGAAGCAGCTGAATATCTTGGTGGTAAATATGGTGATGGTCCTGAACCAGATTTTCCAGATGACTATAGTGGATATGCATCAGGTGGTCTTGCTTACCTGTTAGGAGAATAACGTGTCTATTTTCGATAGAATTGTAGAGTACAGTAATATTTCAAAACCAAGTGAGCGTGTCCCAAAAGAAGATGGAGGCATGTTAGTACAACCTAGTGATGATGGATCAAGACCTGGTTACAAAGGACCAAAACAGCAATTTAAACCTGTAGAAGGGGCTCCTAGTAGAGTTCAATTTGATACAGATAAACAGCTATATAGAAAAATGGTACAAGAGACGGTTGGTGGTGTTAAAAAAAATAAATACATTTATTCTGAACCCGGTGAGTCTTTAGAACAATTCATGGGAAGAAAACCTATACGATCTACTGGAGCAGATGATGCAACAGTACAAGCAAGACAATTTATAGATAACTGGACTAAAAATTGGTTTGATGAAAATTTAAAAAATTATGATGTAAAAAACTTTGATGAAATGTTAAGTAAATTATCCAATGATTGGGAAATAGCATTAGAATCAGAAAATGTTCCGAAAGGATCAGCACGTTTTAAATTAACCACACCAGAATTAAAATTACCTAACATAACCAGTGGAAGAGATGCAACAACTAAAAAAGGTACTATTAAACCTTTTAATTATAACAATGTTACATTTTATTCAAATTTAGAAGGAAACCCAACTGAATTAGGAAAAACTTTAGCACAGTACAAAAAAGTATTTTATAAAAATCAAATAGAAAATAATCCAAAACTAAGAAAAGATCTTAATAAATTTTTTGATTTTATGTCTTCAGATAAAAGAGGTCAGTATAAAAAATTAGATGGTAAAACCATAAAACAATTCATGGATACTGAAGTTAGTGATGATGTTAAATTTTTATTAAATGACAAAGCCTCTGGTTTAGGCAAAGATTCTAAATTTGAAGTATTTAATTCTTACGATGATCTTGCAGATAATTATAATACCTTTACACAAGATAAAGCTAGATTAAAAGCAGTACAAATAGAATCAGAATCTATTAGCAAAGTCGGTGAAAAAACTAAAAATCAATATTTAAAAGTTAAAGAATCAATTAAAAATCAAAATGATGTTTTGGCTAAAATGTCTGTTGAAGATATAGCAAAAAATAAAAAATTATTAAATAGTGTTAGAATGGTAATTAATCCAATCTCAGGAGAAGTTAGTTACACAAATTACACTGTCAATGATCCAAAAGGAAAACCTGCTTTAGATGATATGGAACTAGCTAAAAAAATAAAACAAAAAGCTTTAGATAAAAAATTTTTTGTTACTGAACATATTTCTAAAAGATCATTAGAAAAATTAAATACAGCATTTCCAAATAATATCCAATTGGCTAACTATATGAGTAATGTTCAATTAGAAAACGCTAGAAGATTTTTATTGATACCAGAAAATAGAAACACAGTTGCTGCACAAAATTTAGATAAAGCTTTAGAACAAACAGGTTTAACAATTAGAGGTCCAGAATATGGAGGAATAAAATATGGAAATAAAATAAATATTGAAGTTCCTGCTAGCACAGGAAAATCAAACATTGTTGAAAGTCAATCGATAGGCGGTCAACAATTTGTAAAAACAGAACAAAATATTTTAAAAAATATAACAAGTTATAGTAAACTTCCTGAGTGTAAAGTGGGTAAGGCAGAAGGTGGACGTATTGGTTTTGCTTTAAGTGATACGTGTATTAGAGATGGTTTATTAGAACAAAAAAAATTAGCAGCTTCAGGAAATAAAAAAGCTGCACAGGAATTAGTTGATGTTGCTAAAGTTGCATCTAGAGGTGGTTTATTAAAAAATGTTTTAGGACCAGGTGCTATACTTGGTGAAGCAGTATTTGAAGGTGCGATTATTGGTAATAAAGTTTTAGGTGGTAAACCGTTAAATCAAGCATGGGCTGAAAGTTATTTATCATATTTAGATCCAAGAAAATATAGAGGAGAACTAGATCCAATGTTAATGGAAAGAGATCGTATGTTACAAAGTACAGCTGATAAAAATATTTTAAGATCTGGATTTTCAGCACAAGATCAGTTATCTGCTTTTAATAAAGCAATTGAAGAAAGAGATCTTGCAAAATCAAGAGGAAGAATAGATCAATATTTACCTGCTGCAGCAGAAGCAAGAGAGCAAGGTAGATTTGTAGATCAATCTGCAGACATAATATCTAGTGAAGCATTTAAAGATGCAACAAATGTTGCACAAGAATATATACAAGGACGAACCGGTGAAAATATAGCTAAATATAAATTACCTCAAATAGGAAAATATGAAAGTGGTGAGGCTATAGATCTTAGAAAAAGAAGAGAAAAAGAAATGAAAAATTTATATTATCAATATTCTGACAAAGAGCTTATGGATATGTTAGCAAGTTCTGAACCTTTACAAAAAGCTGGAATCAGTCCACAAGAATATCTTAATATGATTGCTGAAACAAAAAGAATTACTCCTGCAGTCACCTCTACACTAACTGGTTTAGAAGCATTAAGATCTTCTATACAAGAACAAGAAGCAATGGAAAACTTAATGGGTGGTGCAGCTAACTTTGCAGGTGGAGGATTAGCTAGTTTAACTAAAACAATACCACCTAAAAGTGGTCCACAATCAGAAGGGTTGCTATCCCTTAAAAACCGTGTTATTAACTCATAGGAGAATTGAATGGCAGACATAGATAAAGGACTTCCTAACACTCGTACTGAAATTGAAGTTCCTTCGGAAGAAGAACTAAAAGAAGTTGATGTTCAAGAGGAGGAAGTAGAAAAAGGACCTGTTGAAGTAACACCAGAAGAAGATGGTGGTGCAACTATTAATTTTGATCCAAGTTCTGTCAATGTACCTGGAACACAAAATCATTTTGACAACCTAGCAGATATTTTACCAGACGAAGTTTTAGAACCTATTGGAAATGAAATGGTTCAAAATTTTATGGACTACAAAATGTCCAGAAAAGATTGGGAACAAACTTATACTAAAGGTTTAGATTTATTAGGATTTAAATACGATGATAGAACAGAACCTTTTCAAGGAGCAAGTGGGGCAACGCATCCTGTACTTGCTGAAGCAGTCACACAATTTCAAGCACAAGCTTATAAAGAATTATTACCAGCAGATGGTCCAGTAAGAACTCAAGTTATTGGAGTTAAAACTCCACAAACTGAACAACAGTCACAACGTGTAAAAGATTACATGAACTATTTGATTATGGATCAGATGAAAGAATATGAATCAGAATTTGATTCTATGTTATTTCATTTACCTCTTTCAGGATCTACATTTAAAAAAGTTTACTATGATACTAACATGGGCAGAGTAGTATCTAAGTTTATACCAGCAGATGAATTAGTTGTCCCGTATACGGCTACCTCATTAGACGATGCGGAGGCAGTAATTCATACTGTGAAGATTTCTGAAAACGAATTAAGAAAACAACAAGTCAACGGTTTTTATTCTGACGTAGAATTAACCGCTCCTAATTCAGATAATAATAATGAGTTAGAAAAAAAAGAACGTGAGCTAGAAGGTACAAGAAAATCTGGAAAACAAGATGACATATATACTTTGTTAGAGTGTCACGTTAATTTAGATTTAGAAGGTTTTGAAGATAAAAATTCTGAAGGAGAAGAAACAGGAATTAAACTTCCTTACATTGTAACTGTAGAAGAAGGTAGCAGAACCGTTCTTTCTATTAGAAGAAATTATGCTCCTGATGATATTAAGAAAAATAAAATACAATACTTTGTTCATTTTAAATTTTTACCAGGATTAGGTTTTTATGGTTTTGGTTTAATTCACATGATTGGTGGATTGAGTAGAACTGCAACACAAGCTTTAAGACAACTATTAGATGCAGGAACATTATCTAATTTACCTGCTGGATTTAAACAAAGAGGAGTTAGAGTTAGAGATGAAGCTTCTCCAATTCAACCTGGTGAGTTTAAAGACGTAGATGCACCGGGTGGTTCATTAAGAGATGCTTTCTTTCCATTACCTTACAAAGAACCTTCACAAACACTATTACAATTAATGGGTGTTGTAGTAGGTGCAGGACAAAGATTTGCGGCTATTGCTGATATGCAAGTAGGCGATGGTAATCAAGGCGCTGCTGTTGGTACAACGGTTGCATTACTTGAAAGAGGTTCAAGAGTTATGTCTGCAATACACAAAAGATGTTATGCAGCTATGAAAAATGAATTTAAATTACTAGCTAAAATCGTTGCACAGTATTTACCTCCTGAATATCCTTATGATGTTGTAGGGGGTCAAAGAAATATTAAACAAACTGACTTTGATGATAGAGTGGATGTTGTTCCAGTTGCAGATCCGAATATATTTTCGATGTCACAAAGAATTACTTTAGCACAGACACAGTTGCAGATTGCAACGTCTAATCCACAATTACATAACATGTATCAAATTTATAGAAACATGTATGAAGCAATTGGTGTTAAGGATGTCGATGCAGTATTGCCTCCACCTCCACCACCTTCACCAATAGACCCAAGTATTGAACACATTAATGCTTTAGGTGGTAAACCTTTTCAAGCTTTCCCTGGACAAGATCATCAAGCACACATTACAGCACATTTAAACTTTATGTCGACTAACATGGTTAGAAATAACCCTGCAATTATGGCTTCGATACAGAAAAATATATTAGAACACATCTCAATTATGGCCCAAGAACAAGTTCAACTTGAATTTAGAGAACAATTAATGGAAATGCAGATGATGCAACAGCAAGCAGTTAACAATCCACAGATCCAACAACAACTTCAACAGATGACACAACAAGTAGAAGCAAGAAAAGCGGTGTTGATAGCTGAAATGACTGATGATTTTATGAAAGAAGAGAACAAAATCACTTCTCAATTTGATTCAGACCCACTATTGAAGCTAAAAGCACGTGAAGTTGACCTAAGAGCAATGGAAAATGAACGTAAAAAGGAATATGACAAGGCTCAAGTAGAGTTAAACAGAGCAAAATTGATGCAATCAAGAGAATTAGCTGAAGATAAGATGGATCAAAACGAAGAATTAGCTAAATTAAGAGCTGGAGTGAGCCTTGCAGGCAAAGGAATCAGTCAAGCTAACATAATGATGGAGGATTAACTATGCCGATGACTAAAAAAGGTAAAAAAATTATGAAATCCATGAAAAAAAAGTATGGAGAGAAAAAAGGTGAAAAGATATTCTATGCATCTAAGAATAAAGGTGTTATAAAAGGGGTAGAAAAAGGTAAAAAATCATGATGAACTATAAAAAAGAAAAAACAATTAGCATTCCTGATCAAAATGTAGAAATAGATGTAAGATCTAAGACTACAGCGGAAAGAGCTTCGTTCAACAGAATCCCAACAGGAGACAAAGAACAAGTTCAAGGTCAAAAAAGAATGTTAGCTGAGAAAAAAAGAAAAGCTACCTGGTATTAGTCTTATGTTCCCGTGGAGTATCATTGGCACGGCGTTAAAGACGGGTGCTGAAATCTATAAAAATAAAAAAAAGAGCGAGATCATTATGTCAGAGGCACGAATCGTGCATGCTGAAAAGATGAAACGAGGAGAGATCGAGTACAGTGGACAGATTGCTCAAAATCAAAAAGGCGACTGGAAGGACGAATTTGTACTTTTAGTATTGACATCCCCTCTAGCTATTTTATTTTATTCCGTATTTGCTGAAGACGAAGAGATACAAGCTAAACTAGATTTATATTTTCAAAAGCTTCAGGAAATGCCATGGTGGATAGTTTCATTATGGGTATCTGTCGTTGCAGCGATATATGGAATCAAAGCAACTGACTTAATTAAAACAAATAACGGAGGAAAAAAATAATGGAAAATTTAACACCAGAAGAAAAGAAATCTGAATATATAACCAAAAAGAAAACAAAAAGAAAACCTGGCCCTGCATCTGGATTAGGAAAAAAAGAACCTGAAATTAGATTTGTAGTGGTTGGTGAAGATGGTAAAATGTTAGATAAACCTGAATATATAAAAGAATATTCTAAAGGTGGAAGAGTAAATCTACGTGGAGGCGGAATATGTAAAAAAGGAATGAACAAAAAAGCGAGAGGAGTAAATTCATAATGACAAAACCAATACCAGCAGGTAAAAAAGGAAAAGGCATAAGAATGCTAAAAAAGAAAGCACCAGAAGTTGCAAAACGAATGGGCTACAAAAAAGGAAAGAAGGTAAAATAATGTCTAGATTATACAACGTAATAAAAATGATTATACCAGGTTCTAAACAAAAAACTTATGGCACAGGTGTAATCAAATCTGTAAAACCAAATGTTCTAAAAACAGAAAAAGATAAAATAATATCAGCTCATAAAATTAAAATGGCTAGAATACCCGGTGAAGTTTCTAATAAATTTAAAAAGACAAATGAAATGGTTGATAGCGCTTTAACAAGAACAAGACAGGATTTACAAAAATTAAGAGGAGAAAAAACAACTAAATCTGGTTTTTCAAAAGGGAAGGATATAAAAAATGACTAGTAAGTACCATACAACTAAAGAAGGTAAAAAAGCTAAAAAAGGGCTTTGGTACAATATCCACATGAAAAAAAAACGTGGTGAAAAAATGAGAGCAAAAGGTGCAAAGGGTGCACCTACAGAAAAAGCTATAAGAAGATCACAGGGTAAATAATGGCATCACCAGCATGGCAAAGAAAAGAAGGTAAATCTGCATCGGGTGGGTTGAATAAAAAAGGAGTGGCTTCATATAGAAGAGCTAATCCTGGTTCTAAACTACAAACTGCAGTAACTACTAAACCATCTAAATTAAAGAAAGGTTCTAAAGCTGCCAACAGACGAAAGAGTTTCTGCGCGAGGATGTCCGGGATGAAGAAGAGACTTACTTCTGCAAAAACTGCTAATGATCCAAATTCTAGAATTAATAAATCACTTAGAAAGTGGAATTGCTAATGATTAAAAATTTTAAAGACATAGTTATATTATTAATTACAACAGGTGTTCTAATTTTATTAGGTATCATTATTATTGGAGACTATTGGGTAGCTGTTAAAGAAGATAGACCCATAGATGACAGCATAATCGTACTTATGAAAATGTCAGTTACAGGATTGATTGGAGTTATTGGTGGTTACATTGGTGGAAGTAAATGATAGATAAATTCATGTATAAATTTTTAGATAAGATTGATAATTTATTTTCTAAAATAGAGACAATAACTGTTAATATGTCTTCATGGTTATGGAATAAAAGAGTTAATATTTTAAAACGAAAAAGAAGTAAGAAAAAATGAGAGACTCTAAAAAAATAGAATCTTTTTTAGAAGAAAAGAAGTTAAAAGATAAACAATTAGATTTGCTTCGAAACCTTAAAACGGAAGTAGAAACAGGTGCTAATGGCACTCAGAAATACATTATTAAGAAAGGCGAAAATAAAGGAAAGGTAGCGGAAATTAATGCAATTAGAGACAGTAATAAATAGACTAATAAGATTTTTAAATAATAGACTCGATTCTCTTTCAGTTAACATAACTTCTGGTGGGGTTGACAGTATGGAAAAATACAAGTATATAATAGGACAAATAAATGCCTTTGAGGCAACTAAACAGGAAATCTCTAACCTGCTAGAAGATAAGGAGCAAAAAAATGAAACTAAGGGAACAGTCATCGACATCAGATCGAAAGATCATAATGCCGAACAATGATTTAGTCGGCGTTAAAAAATCAGAAAAAAAATCAGAAGAAAAAGAAGAAGCAAAATTACCGAAGCCTACGGGCTGGAGACTTTTAGTCTTACCTTTTAAAATG